CTCGCGCCACATCCACAAGATGCAACTTCCTGAGGGTTAATTATTTTTACGTTTTTATTTATGCCATCATCTACAATATCAACTGTAGAACCTTGGATTTTAGGGTAAGATAATTCATCTATGGCTACTTTAAAATTTCCAAAATCTTCTGTATAATCACTTTCGGTAATTATTTCGTCCCACTTAATTTCATATTCAAAACCAGTGCAACCAGCAGGTTTAAGTCCTAGTCTAATTGTAGGAGTTGGTTTATCTAATTCTGCGATGTATTTAAAAGCAGTTTCTGTGAAGTCTATATCAGCTTTCATTTTGGTGGTTTATTATGCCCAATCATTGATTGGTCTAAAATTGGATGAGTATAATTTTCTTCTTGTTTTGTCTCATAGTCTACCATCGCTTGTTTAATAGCGTCTTCCGCCAATACACTACAATGTAATTTTATCGGTGGTAATTGTAGTACTTCTGCAATATCTTTGTCCTTGATAAGTTTTGCTTCTGCAATAGTCTTACCCATCATCATATCTACGAATAGTGATGAAGATGCAATTGCACTTCCACATCCGTAAGTTTTAAATTTTACATCAACAATCTTTTCATTATCGTCCAGTAACAATTGGAGTTGCATCACATCACCACATGCAGGTGCTCCGGCTAGTCCTGTTGCAACCTTCGGGTCTGACCTATCTAAACTTCCAACTGAATGTTTTTGAGGATTTGCTAATACGGCTTCGAACCGTTGTACTACTTCTTTACTATATGCCATTATTGTTGATTCACCGAAACACTGCACCCGCCGATAGTAAGACAATTCTGTATAAGATTATACGACTGAGTGGGTCCGCCTGTTTGTATTAATTGTAAACTTGTTCCTGATGTGCCATCAAGACTGATTGTTGCATTATGAGCTCCATAATGTTGCTGTATACTTACAGCATTACCATCGTTATTAATAGTTAAATCTAAATCTTTAGCGCCCGATCCCGCTTGTGTAAACCATACACTATTATTATCGCTATTAATATCTATTTTTAATTCGTGATTAGGATCGGCCGTACCAGATTTTTGTCCACCACGAAGCCAGTTATAATCTCCAGTAATATTAATTTCCATTTCATGGCCAGCATCTTCGTGAGTATCTCTGCTGCAAACTGTACTACTAGAATATATAAATTTACAGCCTTGACCGACATCTACCATATTAGAATTACCATCAATATCAATCCATATTTTATTAATATCAGTACTTGTTGTATTATTCCATTGTTCTACTACAACTTGGTTAGAGTCTCCAACAATTCCTTGTGACTTTCTAAGTACTTGATTTCTATGGCCTTCTTGTAGTATTGCGGTATCTAATTGGTAACCGGATAATACGGTATTAATTATATTATTATCACCTTTTTGCTGCCACTCAAGCCTTAAGTTATCACCTGTTTGCGTAACATATATTTCGTTATCAGCAAATGCTGGTTGAAATGATATTACAATGTAAGTAAACCAAAATAATATTGCTGTGTAGTTTAAAAATTTATTCATTATTGCACCTGTATAATATTTATAATAATGCCTTGACCATCTCCTAGCATTATTTCTGATTCTTTTTGATCACTAATAGTTCTAATCGTAGCAGTCTGTGATAATAACATGCTTATACTAATAACTCCATTAACATCTCTAAAAAATTTAATTGTTCCAGCTCCTTTATCCAATATTGTGTTATATTGTGTATCTGAATCAAATCCTATTTTAGTACCATCTAAGGATACTTCACTTGCCAAAGCACTTCTATCGAGTGTACTAGCTCTATCCAATACTAATACTACATCCAGTAAATCTTGTAAGAAGTCCACATCTAAATAATCTATATCTAGTTCACTGAATTCTAGTTCATCAAATTCTAAATAGTCTTTTTCTAATTCATTAAATTCTAAAAAGTCCACATCCAAAATATTACCATTATCATTTTCTGAAGCAATACCTTGTTCCTGTTTCACCTGTTTTATTTCTCTAGGTTCAGAAACAATAAAAATATTACTGATCATATTTGTATCTATACCTGAAAGAACAACTGGGTTACTAGGTGCAGCGTCATATGAAGTTATAACAGAGGCTTGATATGCTTCCTCCAGTGTTACTGTTCCGCCTGCATTAGTAATTATTATTTTACCAGAGGATTCTCCAGTTTCTTCATCAGGCAACAATATTATTAGAGATTGGCCTATTTCATCAATGGTAGTAGTAAAGTCCGTACCAAGTATAGCGATCTCTGCAGTCGGTGTAGATAAATTAATATTGGACTTATTAATTCTTTTGCCACGGCCAGAAGTAAATCTAGCTGTGCCTTGTGCCATTCTAATAGCCATCTTAGACTTAGATGGGTCTGGATCATAATATGCTTCGTCAATGTAAATTCTAGTATGTTCTATTATAGACAGTTCTTCTTCATCTAAAAATTCTATAAGCATTCTGCCATTACCAGTAACTGCAGTATCCTTTAATTGTATACCTGGCACATATTCGTCAGTTACAGTAATTTCATCACCGCTAGTTCTCACTAGTGATGCGACACCGGTCTGTTCTACTATATCACCTATAGGTTCGGATGACTGAGCACTAGCCGATCCTATAGTGAATATAGCGCTAGTTAGCGTCAGACTGTATAATGTTAATATCCGAATGTGTTGTCGTAAATGTCGCGTCAAGTATTGCATTGTTAGTTACTCCTACTGTAGAACCGGTATTTTGACCTACAAATATATAATTGTAGTCTCCAGTTACACCCACAGTTTGTTTATTATCTGCACCGTCTTCCATTGTTGTTTGAATCCAGTTGTCAGAACCAGTAACGTCCCAATTAAATGTAGCATTTGTGGAATTAACAAATATATTTGCAGTATTATCAGAACCAGTAATATCTAAATCAAAGTCCAAAGTATCCGATGAACCAGCAGTTGGATTCCAAGATGCCCAGAAATTCTGTTGCCCACTTGCAACTCTCGACCAAGTTGACCCACTGACTTTCCAGAATTTTTCCGGACTAGTTTGTCCCCATAATGGTGTTGATATATTATAACTATCATCATCATTACCTGCTCTAAATACTATACTGTTAGTATTACCAGTAATATTAGAATCAATAGTCATAGTATCAGCAGTATTTGCTACACCAATCTTTTGGTTCCATATATTATAATTACCAGTCATGAAGTTGTTAATAGTAGAACCAGATGTAGCAATTGTACCAAACATTTTGTTATAATCGCCGTCAAGTTTTAAATCTAAATATGAATTAGACACAGTCATTGTCATATCAGCAGAAGTACCACTAAAATCATCTCCACCATACTTGTTACCTGCACCGATTTGTTGAATAGTAAGCTCAACATTATCACCAGTTTGTGCAATAAATATTTCATTGTCATTCGCATCTCCCGCGACCGCCGCGTTAGATATTGATATAAGTCCGAACATTACGAACATTAGTTTTTTATTCATGTTCATTATTTTCTCCCTTTAATAGATGTTTCTCGTTTACCCCATCGCGTTGATGCGGATGGCGATGTCCATCTTCTATTATCCAATGACCTCTATCGTGGCCTTGGTAAATTAACTCTAGTACAGCTTCTTCGATTGCAGCACGTGTTGCATACGTGACACTCTCGTTAAAACTATTACCATCCTCTATCTCCACAAGTTTAGTATCCATATCCACGAATCTAAACACATCATATCCACCACCTACAGACAAGATAGATTTTTTAGTCTGTACGTTCAACAAAATTTCACCAGTAAGTGTTGAGGTTGCCCTTAAACTTACCACAACGGAATCTCTCCGATATTGAATAGATGAACCGACACCTAAGTATCTTGCCCCTCTACCGCCACTTTCAAGGTTTGTATCATATCCTATAATACCACCATCAATAATAATTCCTGCGAAAAGTAAAGGCTGAATTTTTTTATCTTCTTCTTTCTTTTCAAATTCTTCTCTAGCTGATCTTATGATTTGTCTTTCTTTAATTAAATTATCAAGTCCACCTCTATCAACAACTCTAAACCAAGAACCCTTACCAGCGGTTTTAAGAGCATCAATTACAAATGCAGAGGCTCCTTGTGTAACTGCGGTAGAGAAATCAGCTAAATTATCTCTATGTTTTCTTGCTCCAGTTAAATCTTCAAACCTATATACCGCAACAATTGGTTTATATTTTGCTGCCGGTAAATTAGCCAATCTTTGCGATGCAGGTAATGTTACTACCTCAGCTTCTTCTATGCATTCACCGAATGCTGCCATAATATCTGTAGTACAACTATCAGTTATGCTAGGTAATCCAGCACACCCGCTTAATATTATGAGTGCCAAAACACTAATATATTTCATTAGAACGACCCAGCGCCGATCGGTACATCCAATGTTGTTGTAGTTCCATCTTCACTCGTAACAGTAATTCTTATAATATCTGTTCCGTCTGGGCCACCACCAATAATAGTTTCGTATGTAATAGAATTACCTTCAATATCAAAAAATCCAGAAGTCGAAGGTGTATCATTACCAAACATATTTTCTACCAATTGTTTTGCAATTTGAGCATATATTCTACTTTCTAAATTACGCAAGAACTTAGCTTGTGTAGTATTATTTGCTTCTCTTTCAGCCTTTTCTATAGCGGATTGTATATCTTCCTTAATCTTATCTTTTCGTGACTTTTCTTGGTTCTCAATAGTCAAATAATGAGCAGATGTATTAACTCCACTAAATGATGGGTTCTTAAATTTAAAAGTAATATTATCAGCCTCTACAGATTGCGCTGCAAAGAATAAGGTAATTACTAAAATACCTAAATGTGTTCCTGTTATTTTCATTTTTTCTTTTTCTCATTTTCTTTATATTCTAATACGACATTCACTTTTTGTTGTAATCTAATTAAATCCTGATCAAGCATTCTTGTCTGGTCAATTACCCTTATTAATGCAAAATGCATCTTTTCTAATTCTGGTTCTATATCATTGCCAATAAATTGCCAAATATAATATAAAAAATATCCGAAACCTATACATGCTATTATAGGAAATCCATATTGTGATATGGCATCTACTAAACTAAATTCCACTACTGTGATCGCTGTTTCCATTTTAATTCCTATACATAGATGTCTATGAAATTGCCTTTATACATTTCCAAGAACCTATATTTTCTATACTTAATCGCGGCGAACATCTAATTTGCCATCCTCGACAAAGTTCTCAGCTCTTGCAACTCGTTCTATATCGGGTCTTAATTCTAAAGCACTACTTACTAACATATCAATTTTAATCATTTCATTAGCCATAGTTCTCGCTCTGTTTTCCAGAGACTCGCAGAACATTGTTAGGGTCTTAATCTGTCCGACCAACCCTTCTAATATTTGTTTTATGATTAGGAATATAAACGCGCCCATGGCTAATGCCCCTGCTATGGGTGCACCGACCTGTGCGATTATATCAAAGATTTCGGTCATATATGTATTTATAACATATATGACCTAAGATGGGTAAATTAACTCGAAACAGATACTGCTAGGGTAGTTGCTACACCTATTAATGTATCAGAAGGTGCCTTTTTAATATTAACACAATCATATGCATATATACTTACAGTACCTACAGTAGCTCCTGCTGCTGTTTTCTGAGTAACCAGTACAGTTCCTCCTGAATTATTTAATACTCTTACCATCTTAGCAAAACCGACATTAGAATCAGAAGCAATAGCTGCCTCGGTTCCATGTAATCTTAATGTGTCTGATGCCATTTTTTCTCTCCTTATGAACTAATTAAATTTAGTTCTTCTAAACTTTTATGCCAGTCCGAATACCTGAAAAGACCATGCTTTTCGTGGCACCAATACCAACCTTTGTTTATTTGTTGTGTTTGAGGAATATTAGATTCTACCTTTAAAGGTTCTCTAATCGTCCCATTAATCTTTCCGCTCTTACTGTTACTTGTTTGTACCATCTTGAATCGCGACCTTCTACAGCCGCCTCCTTCCAATCACCACTCTGCAGCGCTGCATTGTGCTTATTAAATTTACTTAAGCGCGTAAGTCCCATATTGAACATCATGTTCGCAATAACTTGTTTTACTTCTTGTGGGTAACCATCCCACGCGTCATGTAATTTTTTACAATCTCCGACTACTGTTTCTACATCTTTGGCGAAGCATGATACAACTCTATCCTCTGAGACACTAGTACCCACCGCCAACCCATGTTCTGGGTCTCCTTCCAATACCAAGTGTCCAATGCCAAATGTAGCATAGCCAAGGTGATCATGATAAATTTCATTTACTTGTCCCTCGTCTATAATTAATTGTTCTCTTAATTGATCTATATCAATATCATTATCTTTACTAAAAAACATTCTAATCTCCTAAATAATTTCTTATATATGCTTTAATATGAGTAATTTTATCTTGCTCGATATTATATACTCCGCCCCAAAATATTAAATTTGAAGTTAAACTTTCATCTTCGTATGGCATAGAATTATTAGTACCTTCTAGCCATTCTTCTACTACATCATAACCTACTGTAAAATATACATCTATTAATGGAGTAAGTTCGCCATCAGAATTATATATAAGTCCAAAGAAATGCGAGCCAAGTGTAGGTATAATATTATCTATTTTCTTACATAATTCTGGATGAGCATCATACATTTCTTGTGAATTAATCATTACTTTCATAAGTACATCAGAAGTTGTTTTATCAAACTTTAATCCATAAAAGTTCATATAAGAACTATAATCTAGACCAAAATATGTTTTAAGCGCATCACTAGGTTCTTCCATATCATAAAAGGAAATACTAGAATTTATATATGGTTGTCTAAGTGGAGTAAATTCTGAAACAAAATTTGTAGAATGTGATTTATAATCCGGTATAAAATCAGACCATGAAGCTTCTAATTTATCAACAATAGCACTGCCTTCATCTGTGTCTATAGAATAGTCTGATCTAGCTATACTTCCGGCCATATATACATCGTCACGTATTGATTTACCTAAATTAGCAAGAGTAAGAGTATTTACTGCTTTTATTTGGCCGAAGTCTTTTTCGTAAGAATTAACTAAAAGTTTTTTAGTATGTGCTCTATTCATTTGGCCATCTGTATATACTACATTGGTTTCTACGGTATTTGATCCATCAGTTACAGTCATTTTAACCGGCTGAACTTTAGTAAATACATCATCATTAACATGAGTAGTAGTATTATTTTCGTATGTAAAAGTAAGTGCCATTAAAAAATCTCCAAAAAGCGCTGGCCTGATGTTCCAAAGTAAGTTGAGAAAGCATATGAACCTGACCAAGTATATTGTATTTGGACATTTGAAGAACCGTTATTAGTTACGCTAGCGCTGGCAGAAGTTCTAAATAGTGTAATGACAGGTGTACCTGAACCATTTGCAGCATTATAAACTTTTAGGGTAGACCAATCATTTTGGTTAACCCAATAATCAACACCACCTAATGACTTTATAGTTAGAATAATCCCAGTAAGGGCACTAGAATTACCGAACATTGACACTCGAGAATTGGTCCCTTGAAAACTAAATGTGTTTATAGTATCCCCACTGCTAACACCATGACTATATCCGGAAAATTGGACGCCATAAGTATTAAGATAATACACATTAAATGTGCCACTTGCAAGCTGCAGTGATGCTTTTGTCTTACCATAAAAGTCTGAAAATGGTAGAGGGTTACCTGTCACAGGTATACCGGCTGTATTATGAAATGTCCCACCTTTATAGTAATGTGATGCAGTAACATTAGAACTATCAGCACCACCCATTTCTTCTGCAATTCCATTATTAAATGTAGTATTGCCAGACCTAGTCATTAATAATCTGCCGTTCGTTCCCCAATTTACAAATGAAATAACAGCGTCACTATTATTATACCATGTCCAAGTTGAATGTGTGCCGTCATAAACATATTCAGCGCCTGTTCTAGGCAAAGTTATTCCATTACCAGAACTATCATATATAACTGCCTGATGAAATGTATTGGCGCTATTGGGGACATTACCATCCATAGATATCCAAACCATATTACCTTCATTTTGAGAAGAACCGGTACCACTATCACCATGAGTATTTTGTATTGCTCCAATACTGTTTATAGTTCTTGAAACTCCGCTCACGTCTGTATATGTATGAATACTAAGACTTCCGAGTGTAGATGCGCCTGAACAATTAAGGCCTAAAGTACTACTTTCATAACTCTGGCCGGATGCATACTGACTATTCATATGCGCTATTAAACCTTTTCCCAAGAAACTATCATATCCACTATAATTTAAAAAACCTGTAGAATGGTTGGAGTCATGATATATTGAAAGACTGGATTTTTTATATACATAAGCAGTTCCATCTACAACTTGATCATTTGCATAATCATATGCATTATGTTCGCCATCATAATATGATCGATAAGGTCTATGTAATCCAAAAGATGTATCTGCGACCATTTGGAAATTACCGAAACCAGTATCAATAAGAACATTTGAAGAAGGGTTAGTACCTGCGTCTTGTAGTCCTAATGCTCCACTTGCAGCTATTGTCATTTAATAATCTCCCGAATTAAATCTTCAAACTGCTCGATCTTTTCTGTTCGATTCGGCCAAAGTATATATTCTTTTTCTGGATTTTTCTTTAGATTACTAAGAAGTGGCAATATAGAGTTATATAACTTGTTTAACTTATCTTCCAGTTCTTGGGCAGTAGCCGAAGCGGAAGAGGCTTGAGAAGTTACCTTCTGTACTGCTTCTAATTCGTTTTCATCAACGGCGGTAAAACCGAAATCAAAGTCTAATAATTCTGCCATATTTAATCCTCTAAACTATTTATATTACCACTTTTACTTTTTCTGGGAATATTTTTCTTTTTATTTGGAACTACTTGATGTCGCTTGAATGGACTGTCTTTGTCAAACAGTACCCGATGATACCTTGTCTTGTTTCGATTCATCTTCTCCATAGCGGCCTCTATCTTCATTGCCATCCCAATTTAGTTCGGTAACAGATTTTTGTTTAATCTTAAAGTCTTTCTTTCCAAAGACTGTATCATAATTATCCAAGTATGCTTTACTTGTTACTTTAGTCTGGATAGAATCTCCAGTCACGTCGTTCTTTGCTACCATTATATCTCCAATGTAGGGTAATAGTACTATTTATACAGCAATGCTTTCTAAGCTATATAATATGGATAAACATATCAGGGACACTAAGGACAAGATAATCGACCATTTAAAAATAGTCGTTACCATATTAAAAAAACTTTTAAATATTTCGCCTAACCAATTCATTTCTTATCTTCTGTTTTGCTTTAGGTGGAGTATTAGATTTTTCTAATGCTTCTTGTAAGTCTTTAAGAGGAGTTGATTTCATATAAAAATGCTCAATCTTAGTTTTTCCTGTATTTCTGTCTCTAATACTTTGAGATGGTTTAAATTTTACTGGCATATTATTCTCCTATAATAAGTTTAAAAAATCATCAAACATATCAGGGTTATCTTTACATATCCTTTCTACGTTCTTTCTAATTGTTTTTAAGGCTGATTTATTGCCCTGTTCTTGTAACTTTTCTACCCTTACTTTAAACTTTTCAAAGTCAAAGGCATCTATTGCATACTTTTTAGGTTTCCATTGAATAGTTGAATCCTTTGGTATTCCATAGTATCTTCCGTCATTAATAAATTTTACTGGCGCTGTCATAGTGTCTCCTTATATTTTTTCACTTTTATTAAAACCCCTAAATGTTTTAAACCTAGGGAACCTTAAACTGTATTCACCATTCTCTGCTTGAGTAATGGCATCTGCTTTAATTTCAACCAACTGACCGATTACGGCATCTTTATCCTGCCAAATGTCTTCTCTATTTTCATCGGTAAGTCCTGATCCGACATTCACTTTAATATGAACCCCATCATCAACACCTTCACAAACTAGAGCACCTGTAGTACCTTCGAACTTGCCTTGGCCAACTTCTATATCTTTTACTGTAAGTGTAACTTCGATTACTGGTTTAATCTTTAACCAAGCTGCCGATCTTTTACATTGATATACGGCCTCGATCGGTTTAACCATAAGACCTTCGTAACCATTTTTAATAGCAGTCTTATTCATGTCTTTAAATATTTTTTGGCCACCCTCTGTGTCTAGGTTACATCTAGTCCATTCAACTTCTCTAATGCAATTGTCAAAACGTAAATTCTCCAGAATGGTCTTTCTTTCTAGTGTAGAATACTCACCCTTACCTTGATTAAATTCTGAAAGATCAAGTACATCAAAGAGTGCAAGATATGCATCGGATGTATCCACATCGGTCTTTCTATATACTTGTTTCATTAAGGCCTGGAAATTATCACTCATAATTTCGCCATCAAAAACCATATTATTAAATTGTGATTTACTTAATGCTTCTTCTATATGAGGGAAGTTAGGGAATACTTTACCATTCCTACTGTAAAGAGTAGCGGAGTTATTTTGTACAATAGCAATACACCTAACACCATCATACTTGTTTTCGATAATAACATCACCTACAAGTTTCTTTTCTTCTTTTGCACCATCCCTGGCTAGCATACAACCAAATACTGGTATTGTGCCTTTCTTTACTTTATTTACTGATCTCTCGGAGAATCCTGCTTTAAAATCTTTAAGAAGAATACACCTATACCAATTGTTCCATTGTTCTGCAGTGCAACCTTCTTCTAATTCTGCTATTGCGTCTCTTGCTGCATGACCAGTTAATTCTCTATTAATTAATTTATCCAGTAACTGTTTAAAGTGATACCAAGAGGAGAGTTGATTACGAGCATCTCCGATAGTTCTTTCTTCTACTAACTCAGAAAAATCTCTAGTGCCATAAGTAATTAAAGGTGTTAAACCATACTGTAGGCCTTCTACGAACTCTTGGTTATCCATGTTCTTCGCTAGGATATCTAGTTTAAATAACTTACTGTTATCTGACCTAAGTAATTCAATTATTTCCCAAGGCTTCATTAAATCTCTCCAATAATATGTTTATACATATGTTTCCACTTCCAATACCTAGGAATGTTTATTTCTTCAGCATTGTGTTCGTGTGCAATCAGTAATGAATCCAAACCCATGTCGAGACCGACTTGAGCATTTTTTGGTTTATCTTCTATCCAAAAACAATTGGTATCTTTAAATTTAGCCAGTTCTTTGTCTTTATCCGCTCCGCATGGTAGGAAAGTAAAGTCTTCCCATAATTCTTTACCGAATAATAATTCAAGGTTTTGAACTCTTAATTTCTGTGCATATCTGTTTGTACTTAATGATGTAATACAATGGAATTTATAACCATGTAACATATTAAGTCTTTTCATGTAGTACACCGCATCTCTTAGTGGTGGTAGAAAACCAATAGCAGCAGAATCATTAAATTCTTCAACGAATTTGTGACCTTGTTCTCTTGTGAAATTGAATCTTTTACCTACGTTATACGCAGTAGAATCTACGGTTGGGAATCCTTTGTGGTGCATGAACTGAGTAAATGCGTATTCCCAATCACATAGTACTCCATCGCAGTCCACTAATATTATATTATCTTTCATATTTCTCCTTATCATGGGTATATTATACTACGGTTATACCGTTTTGTCAACCATTTTGTTGAATTATTTTTAGGGGTTTGGGACTACATTCTTTAGAATTATGCTTTACTATCCTTTCCACCCCTAAAAATCACCTTCTGCAACTTGCATAACAGTAATACCTTCTCTTCTCCACATATCTACCACTTGTTGTCTGTCATCAAATGCCATGATTGGGTCGAATCCTTGGTCTTTCATCTTAACAAGCATACCTTCTTTTACTTCAAAGTCTGGTCTGAAATCACTGTTGGATCTCATAAAGATAGCATCGAACTCAAGACCCTGTGAAGAAATCTGTTCTATTGTTATATCCATTTGCGCTTTGTTTCTGCCAGATGAAATGATTATTCTATGGCCAGCTGCTTTCATGGCTTTGGCTATAGAGAATATCTCTTGCTTAGGAGTGTCATCCTTAGTGGCTGCTCTGAAGGCATCGAAATCCTTCGGTCTTTGTGTCACGAAATGTCTCCTATGTTCTATATCCATAAGAGTCCCGTCAACGTCAAATATAATGTCCATAATGTATCTCCTTTATATGTATATTATATACTAGGAGACACACTTTGTCAACACTTTTTTACTATATTTTTACTGTTTCTGATGTAAAGTGTGTTTCTAAAATCATTAACCTATCTTCAAAATCTGCTATCTTAGCGATCTCTGCGGATATAGTTTCCATAACATCAATGTGTTCACCTACGCCCACTGGGTTCTGTAAGAATACTTCCACATTCATTTTATGTTTACCAATCTCGCCATGGTAATGATTTTTAAGCGCTGTTATTATTGTATTTCTCATACTACAAATTCCTCTCCAGGATTCCATTCACACCCAGTAAGACCACCGGCCTTGAGTGCTTGTAAAGTCCTTAATACTTCATGGGCATTTCTACCAGTATCTAGTGCATTTACTGATACGTGTTGAATGACCATTTTTTTATCATATATAAATGTTGCCCTGTAACAAACACCTTCGTCTTCATTAACAATACCAAGTTTATGTGATAGACCTAATCCGCAATCCGCCGCTAAAACATGGTTAATACTACCGATTAACTCATTATTTTGTTTCCACGCCAATTTACAGAATTCGTTATCACCACTGATACCGACAACATTCGCCTCTTCCACTAACATATCCATCCCAGCAATTTCTGTTGGGCAAATAAATGTGAAATCTTTTGGATAGAAATAAACCACACTCCAATCTTTTTTATGTGGCGTAAATCCATTCTCAATTTTTACTTCAACGAATTCATTATTTTCGTTGACACCCTGCAAAGTACATGCCGGGAATTCATCTCCTACTGTTAACATTTTATTCTCCTAGTTTCCAAATATATGTTTACGTTTTTGTTCTGTAGTATACTGTTCTATTACATCAAGTAATGGTCCTACCCAATTATCTCTATGTTCTATAAACACCTGTGGTTCTTCATTATCTACAGCTATTAAAACGACCAATTGTGTAATGGGCATTCCAGTTCTTTCTTCCCACATAATGGCATAAGCTGCACATTGCATGAAGTAACCTTTCACCCATTCTTTCTTTTTTAGTTTACGAGAGGTTTTATAATCAATAATAGAATTTTTCCCATCCCATACACCTACACAATCTACTCTTCCTGCCAAACCTAAATGATTTGAATATAATGGAGCTTCTTGTGAATAAACTTTAGTTAATCTTGTATCTAATTGTTCTTGTACATCTTTAAAAGATTGTAATATATGTGGCATTACACCTTTAGCAAAATCTGGATCATTGTCTACATACTTTTCTAATAAGTCATGGACTGCAGTTCCGCGTGATGATGCGACTCTTGATATTTTATTAGCTTCTTCTTCACCAACTCTTGCTCTCCACGCTTGGATAGCTTCTCTACTTAGAATAGAGAGTACTGTTGTAATAGAAGGATAATTATTACCATCAGGAGTGGTGTATGTTCTACCAGTAGAGCCTGTTTTTGCAGAAAGATCGCTATATCCCAAATCAATTTTTTCATGTTTAAAGTTACTCATTTTGTTTTAATATTATCCCTTAGTCTTGGAGGTAATCCAGATTTAATCTTATCTTGGACTTCTTTCCACCCATCACCTGCTTTAGATACTACGCTTTGAGTACCACTTATAAATTTAGGAGCAGACAATACCTGTTGAATGTTTTTATCTTTAACATATTCTTCCATATCAGCTATTGACATCATTTTGGTGTATACTTCACCCGAAGTTAAATCTTTAAAATCATACAACGGCATGATTAAACCACTCTGGTACGTTTCTTTTTGTCCAATCCATTTTAAATCTTTCCTGTTTTGTATGATAGAATGCACGATATGACTTTACTGGGTCTGCGAACATACATTCTGGGTTTGAGCCCATGGCCAGTTTAAATGGTGTATAATCTCCCATCGGCATATTTTTGGGTAATAATCCTAATTCTAAACCTAACTTGGTTTCTGTTGAATGTGTTTTACCATATCTATATGTATATTCTCTACAGAGAGCGACAAAATGTTCATAGTGCCATCTGTAATTAGATGAGGATTCTGCAGTCCATACAGTACATGGATGATACATGTGCACAGCCTTGTAGTATAAATTTTCTTTGTAAGCGTCATCTAGTTTCCAATACTTTACCATTCTTTTACCTGACTTAGATGGTCTGGTTTCTAGTTGGCCGTCCATCATTCTGTGGACTGTAGATAACATTTGTGCGGATTCGACAATCATTTTAACCACGTGTTTATCACACTGGTCTTGTGCCGCTTTGATGGGGTCTTTGTTTAGTATAAAGATATTCATAATGTATATTATATCACAGTTAGTTTAATTTGTCAACCATTTAATGTAGAAAATATATTCCTTAATAGTAGTAGTAATCCTGCTGCATTTAGCACAATTAATGCTCGATCTTTCCACATTATTGCTACCCACAACCATAGTGTGATACCAAAAACAGAAAAACTTAAATCCCATATCTGTAGTCCAGCAATACCTCGTAATGACATTGCGCTTAATAGAAATCCTGACGCAACCCATTTTACATACCAGTCTAAGGTATATTTGGGTGTAGCAGATTTGTAGATTCTTTTAGAATTTTCTATTTCTGCTTTTGTAAATTTTTGTTGGTTTTTCATAAAGTAAAGGGCCCTTAACCCACAGGGCCTTATACCCTGTTATTTAACCTCCTTCAACTAACGCCATATCTTCGATATATTTATCTAGGTGTTCGATTTTTTTCTGCATTTTATATGCCAGAACATCTTTCCCCTTGCGTTTAAGTTTCTTTTGATAGTATCTTGCCTCGTTCTTATCTTTCTTTAGGCGCTCAATCTGTACATGCATAATATTTCTCCATGTTGGTGAATTGAAATTCTATCATTATAAAGGTTGGTCTATAGGCTATCCTCCGTTATTAGTTTAAATTATTTACGAATTAAATTAGGAAATGCATCCATAACTAATTTCTTAGTAAGTCCTTTGTATTTTAAGTTCTTATCTTTAGCAGCAATAAGTACTTCTGCATCTTCGGGGTTAACACCTTCTAATACCGAAGAGAACAGTTTTTCTCTTTTGATTTGATTCATGTCTGAATACTTACCCTTAAAGAAATATGCAAATTTATTCATCTGTCTATTAAGAGTGGTATAATTTGTGCCATCAGGCATGTCATCTTTTTTATATGGTGGTGCACCTTTCGGCAGTAACGATACGATAGTATCATCAAAGTTGATTCTTAAAATATCCTTCAATGCAGGGCAGTCAGCCTTTTGCAGGTATTTAATCATAGCAACTTTTGTGTTTATTTTGGCAGTCTCTGTCAAGACTTCATGTACATTTTTACGCATTATAAAACTCCTCTACGCATTCAATAAGGTTATTACACCTTTTCTTAATTAAATAATTTAAAACTTTCATTCTCATGGGTAGTTTTTGGTTATCATATTTATTTATAATTGATTCTTGTATTGATTCTGGGATTTTAGTAAGGTCAATTAATGTCTTATTTCTTTGATAATTTCTGTAAGTTTCTTCTGGCATAGCAGACTTTAAATCATCACTTCTCTCTAACCAATCATCAATTCTTGTTTGTCTTAAAGGTGTTTGTTTAGCACCTTCTGTTATTAAAGTATTATCCTTAGATAATATATTAGGTATGCCGTCACCAACATCACCTCTCATAATATGATTAAATAAGTATGTTCTAGGGTTCTTATCTGTAACAACTTTCTTTTGTATAGGTGAGAATTGTTTTACATTATTAAACTTTTGTAATTGAATAAAATCTTTATCAGAAGACACAATCATTATAGGTTCACCTTGACCGAAATCTTGAGAACGAATAGTAAGTGCACCAATAATATCATCAGCCTCACAACCTTCCATGTGTAATACTTTATACGGTAAGTTTTCTTGGATTTCTTCTCTAATCAATGTTATAATACGGAAGATTTCTGGCCAGTCCATGTGAGAAGTAGCGTCTCTGCTTTTCTTTCTATTAGCTTTATACTCTGGGAAATATTCACGTCTCCAAGTATTCATACCATCTGCACATATAACCATCTGGCCATATTCGTTTCGGTACTTCTTATTATACATACGGATACTGTTAAGAATCATATGCCTAATCATATTTTCATCATTTAATTTTTGCACTATAATGTTTGAAAGTGCGATCTGACTATAGTCAATTAATATCATATTTTTTTATTCGCTTCAATTTTAGTAAAAAGGTCATCCAATTCTTTGTGTAAGAAATGTTCCAGACCACCATATCTCATAAACATTGAGGAGAGTAAGTTAATAATCACATACATATCTCGTGATTCATCAAACTCTGGATTCCTAAATTCCATTTCATCAAATGCAGAATATTCTTCGGCTAGATAATCCTCAATCATAAGTAAAACAAATTGAGCTGTATCAGTACATTCTTCCGAAAAGTTCTCATATGCGAAATTTCTTTCGGACTCTATCTGTTCTTGCCGCCTTTCGGTGGGAAATGGTATTATATTGTTCATAATAGGTATATTATACTACACTTTTTGGCAAAAGTAAAGGGTTATTTAATTAAATTTTTAACTGTTTGTCCACCGATTTTACACGCGATGATGCCGTTGTAGTATTCCTCTGTTAGTAAAACATCTCTGTCAAATTGTTCTTTAGCTTCCATATATGCAAGTTCACCTTTACCTTTACATAAGTGAAGTATCTCTCTATAAAACCCTTCTGTGCCACATTCTTCTATCTCAGCTACTAGGTGTTTATTAGACCCCCAATATGTTCTCCAATCGGATTCTACTTTAAGCTTCTTACGTCTCTTTCTTTTCTTTGTTATTGGTAGAGTCTTCTGACTCCAAAAGAATTTCTTTCCAACGTATTTCTTTTGTGAGGTCAGGTTGGTTATTAGGTAAACAAAACCGTACACGTCTTCGTGACTGAATTCTTCTGGCGGATGCCATTCTACTCCTTGATAGAGCCATGGTGGGTTACTCCTCGTATTCTTCGTTGTCATATTGATATATATCATCAACTTCGGTTGATATTCCACAGTTAGGGCAGAACCGATCTTCGGTATCCCACTCGTCTTCTAAATGAATAAAGGATCTTTTATAACAGAATTGACAATCATGTACATACCAATGAGTTGGTGCAGTACCATATTTCATAAGTAAATCCTTATTGGTTAAATTTTTTGAAATTCTTGCCACCCGCCTATGTTCTGTTCATTAACTACTATTTGAGGAAAAGTTCTAGCTGTTGGAAATTTTGCTAGCAGTTCCTCTCTACCAAAATCAACTCCTAGTTTAAATACTTTATAAGATATATCCGAACTTTCTTGTATCATTGATTGTGCTTTGTTTATTGCCATGTCACAAAAAGGACATTGGTCTTTGCTGTATATTTCTATTACCAATTTACTACTCCATTAATTATCCAAAAGGCTAGTAACATGAGCCCGAATACACATACTTGTATAATACTTGCCCAGAATACTTGCCTCATTGGATGTATTGTTGTTAATTTTTCTATCCAATCTTCACTAGGTGCTAAGTTAGCAGCTTGTAAAAGTTTTTTCTCTGTTGTTTTTTTCAATTACAATGTCTCGATATATTTACCTAACAGTTCTATATCTGCACTTGATAACATTCCTGCTTGTCCCCACATCATTGCACTCTGTGAGCCTATCTTTTCTTTATTTTTATAAGAAACTAATCTACCACTTATATAGTCTGCAGATTGGCCAGAAAGTTTAGGGCCGATACCACCGCCACCATCTGGTCCGTGACATGCGCCACAACCTGTCCATAGTCCTCTGATGGTTTCAAACTCATCAACTATACCTGATTCTGCTTTAGCGATTGCTATTTCCTTTCTCTCTTGTATTTGTTCTGCAACAGTTCCATTTAATTCAACATACTCTGCATAACACATACCGGTACAAGTACTGTTACTTGGATAATTTTTATATTCAATATCAGGATATATTACTCCTACAAAAAATAATGTAAATATAAAACCTCCTACTAATACCATTCCTAATTCTGTCATAAACTTAATCCCGATAGTGTATCTTCATCTACGTCCTGTTTAACTCCTCCAGTAACGTAAGATGTAATTTCTGTTTCTTGTGGCGCGACCTGTACATTACCACCACCAATCCATTTTTCTGTCCATGGCAATGGATTCATTTGTGATACTGTGTATGGACAGGTTAGGCCAATTGCTCTCATTCTTTTACAACCGATCCATTCTATATAGTCTGATAATAACTTAGCGTTTAAACCAATCATAGAACCGTCTTTAAATAGATATTGAGCCCATTGTTTCTCTTGTTCGATTACATCAACGTATAACTTAATTGATTCATCTTCCATTTCTTTAGCGATCTTTATATAATCTTTATCTTCTTTTTGTAGAAGTTTAAGCATGGTAGTAGTAGACGCAAGATGAATGTTCTCGTCTCGTGCAATAAATTTAATAATTTTAGCATTACCTTCCATTTTCTTTAACTCTGCAAATGCCCATGAACATGCAAATGACACATAGAAACGTACTCCTTCCAGAGCATTAGCACTCATCATTGCCATCCAAACAGCTCTCTTGTGTTGCATCTTATTTGTAGGGCCGTTATTAGAGGTTACCAAGTCATCATAATATGAACTAATGGAATCTGCACAATTACTAATTTCTTTAGTATCTAAAATACTATCGAATACTGCACCCGGAGATGGATATATATTACGGATAATATGTGTATAGCTTTTAGAATGAATGGTTTCAAAGAATGACCAGGTTTCTATCCAGTTTTCTACTTCTGGTAATGAAGCAATAGGTAAGAAAGCGAGATTTGGCGCACGACCCTGTACACTATCCAATACGATTTGTCGTTTTAGGTTAGATGTAAAGATGTGCTTTTCATGTTCGGTAAGAGAATCAAAATCTTTTTTATCTTTTGAAATATCTACCTCTTCGGGCCTCCAAAAGAATCCAAGTTGTTTCTCTGTTATTTTATCTAGTTGTGGATACTTCAATTCATCATATCTTTGAATATCTACGCCTTCATCTAAAAACATATTCTTTTCCAGATGCGATTTTTTATTCTTCTTCAATACTGCCATTATTTAGTTTTCCTTGTTGTCTAAATCGTTTATTATAGCCCCTTTTAATACTTTTAGTAACCCCAGGGCTGGTTAAGTACTTATACCATTTACGTGCAGGTGTGAGTGCATCATATTCTGCGGCACCTTTTAAAGGTATTCTTTCTTTCTTCATATCTTACAACTTTCACAATCATCTTCGTCATACACTTCTGATTCACCTTCATAACTGTGATGGGTTGCCTCGTCTGTCATTTCTCCAGCACCATCGTTAGTGTTGAAGTAATAGAGCTGTTTTAATCCAAATTTATATGCAGTAACAGTATCCTTAATCATCTCTGACATAGGAATTTTATTATCCTCAAAGTGTTCTGGATTATAAGAAGTATTGACCGATATTCCTTGGTCAATATATTTCTGTAAGATAGCACATATCTTTAAGTATCCGTCTGGAGATTTTTGATCCCAGAGCAGGTCATACTTATTCTTCAAGTGGTGATAACCAGGTACAACCTGCGCCATAACACCATCTTTAGATTGTTTATATGATACTAAAGCTCTTGGAGGTTCAATACCATTAGTACTATTACTAATTTGTGCACTTGTTTCGGCTGGCATAAGAGCCATGAGAGTCGAATTACGGATACCTGTGGATTTGAGTTGAGTTCTCAATTCGTCCCATGGTAATCTTTCATTATGCTCTGTTAAGTTATCTACTGCACTCTTATATGTATCAATTGGAAGAACTCCGCCACCATATTTTGTTTCATAATTTAAAGGTATTTTGCCTTTTTCTTCTGCCAGTATAGCAGATGCCTTAATAAGATAGTAAGACCATGCTTCAGCGTATTCATCTACTATCTTAAATGCAGATTCGTCATATTTTAACTCTCTTTTAGCCAAGAAGTATGCAAGATTTATTATGCCAACTCCAAGAGGTCTACGGTTGAGAGTACCTTTTTTAGCGGCAGGGACTGGATATCCTTGATAGTCAAGTAACTCATCCAGAGACCTAACAGCAAGATCACAATATTTTTCAAAATCTTTCGGTTCATTTATTAATCCCCAGTTGATTGCAGACAAAGTACATAGACTAATTTCACCTTCCGCATCATCGGGTGAATTAAGAGGTGTAGTTGGTAAATCAATCTCACAACATAGATTACTCATACGAATAGGGGCTTGATCAGGCAAGAATGCACCATGGTCATTAGCATGGTCTACATTCATTAAATATATTCTACCAGTATCTTTTCTTTCTGTTAAGAACGATGAAAATACTTCTACTGCTGGCATAGATTTCTTTCTAATAGATGTCTTACGTTCATATTTCTCATAAAGAGTTTTAAATTTATCTTGGTCTGCGAAGAATGCCTCATATAAACCAGGGACATCATTTGGATCAAAGAATGTAATAGTACCATTAGTCAATAATCTTTCATACATTAGTTTATTAAACTGGAATGCATAGTCCATGTGTCTGACTCTGCCTTCTTCTGTGCCTTTATTATTCTTTAGTACAACCAAGTCCTCGAATTCATAATGCCATACAGGAACATATACAGTTGCTGCTCCACCACGAACACCACCTTGACTACACGATTTTACTGCAGCTTGGAAATATTTTAAGAATGGAATTAATCCAGTATGAACTACTGAACCATCACCTACTTTGGCACCTTCGGCCCTAATTGAACCTGCTCCAATACCTATACCTGCTTTTTTACTGATGTATTTTACAATAGAACTTGCAGTAGAATTAATAGAGTCAAGACTATCACCACTTTCGATAAGAACACAGCTTGAGAACTGTCTGGTTGGCGTACGAACTCCTGCCATAATCGGAGTGGGTAGTGAAATATAAAACTGAGAAATTGCATCATAATAATCCTTTACATATTTTAAACGGGTTTCTTTAGGATAGCTCATAAACAGAGTGGCAGAAACCAACATATACAATACTTGCGGTGTTTCGTAATGGATTTTATTCTTACGGTCTTGTACTAAATACTTACCTCTAAACTGTTCCATACCTGCATATGTAAATGTGTCATCGCGTTCATGTTTAAGGTATTTATCTAATTGGTTAATTTCTTCTTCGGTATAATTATCCAAAATTTCTGCATCATATACTTTTCGTTGTATATTCTCTTTGATTAAAGTTCCTAGGGCCCATGGTTCATAGTCGCCATAAACTTCTTTACGGAGTTTATAGTTAATTAGCCTAGCGGCCACAAATTGGTAGTTTGGAGTATGTTCAGATATAAGTTCTGCCGCGGACTTAATTAAAAGTTCGTGTATATCGTATGCTGGTATATTGTTATATAGCTGAATATTAGCTTTAAGTTCTATTTCTGATATGGATACCCCTGTGATATCCTTACATGCCCAATCAAGTACTTTGTGTACTTTCTCTAAATCAAATTCTTGTTTTGTGCCATCTCGCTTAGTGACATCTATTTTCATTACGTTCATCCCATTCATTATTATTCCGGTATTTAATAGTATATATTATAACACATTTTTCAGTGTTTGTAAACAACTATTTTACTTTTTTTTCAAGCTTCTCTATTCTATCTATCAAGGTGGGATAACCATCGAAACCATCTAGTCCACATTTAGGGTGTGCTATCTTTTCCAGTTCTTCTAGTCGTTTGGCGACTAAAGGAAACTGCTTTATAAACTTGGCATCTTTCTTAGCCAATTCTAAATCATACTTTTCTGCAAAATGTTGCATAAATCTATCTACTTGTTTTTGGAACCAGATACCACCTTTTGTACCTTGAAACCAATTATAAAACGAAGAACCTATAACAGAACTTAGAATAGACTTAAGTGATAGTATGAGAAGGAAATACATTTACTTTGTCTTCGCTAGTTTTTTAATTGCGTGTACATAGTTAGGCATTCCATGGTCTACTACTCCATCAAAGAATTTAAATCTTTTCCAAGAGTTACCTATACCATAAAAGAAATCAGTCCATGTAGGTTTAGCCTGTTTCTCTCCGAATCTATTAAAGTATATCATCTCTCCATGATGCCTGAAACCCAACCATGCAGGTGGGATTCTACAAACGATATCATTATTATTCATAAATCTATAGTGTGGACATTTGATATTTTTAATAAAGTGTTTTCCACCTACTCTCGGTGATCCGAATGTAAACAGTTCTTCTGGTTGATACCGTGTGGCACTAATAGTAGCCATAGCAGCACCCAGACTATGTCCAGTAATATATACATCTTTACGGATTTTTAGTTGGTCATTGTGTTCTAGTTCTTTTACTATATCCATCCAAACATCATCTACTTCTTCTTGGAATCCGCCATGTACTTTACCACCAGCTACAGCTGTATTCTTAATTACTTTGAGATCAGCCATAACATCATTTAATTTAGAAGGTTCAGTTCCTCTAAATGCAAACCAGATATCATTACGGTCTTTACATACCAATACTTCCGCACCATCTTTACTGATTAATTTTACTGAGCTAAACCCAAGTTTCTTTGCTGCAGTTATAGCAGGTTTCTCATTCATATATGCAATGGCTGAAAGTTTTGCACCAATCTCTGCTCTTTCCCATACTGTTAATTGTTCTTTCATTCTAGTCGTTGCCATCTTTCTTTACCTCTATCGCTGCACCTACTGCAGGTTTGTTTTTAATTGTTACGTTTCTGTAGTATACTACTACTTCTCCAAGTTGTTTGATATACCTTTTTAGTTCTTGCATATCTTCTGCCATTATCTTATAGTCACCTATAGTTGTCGCAACGAAAACAATCTCTCCGTTATTTTGGTCTTTCATTTCATCCATGAACCTATCTAAATATGTGTATCCTTCTGGCCATGTAGGGTTTTCTGTATCTTCTTTAGCACAGGACTTAGGTCTTTTATCATCAACCTTCTTACATGGATTAGCTATTCTAGCTTCGGATACAACATACCAATTAGGAGCTTGTAGCTCCACTGGTCTTGGTAGATCCGGTTGCATAATCTCTATTTCAATAGGTTTAGAGATAACCTCTATGTTCTTAGTTCCTAATAAAGAACAACCACTAGTCGTTAGTAGTAGTATCGCCAATACTGTATAATTTTTTAGTATCATCTTCTAATCCCTCCATCACTTTTTCACTTGCGTTATTAAATCTATTCTCTATTAGACCAGGCTTTTTCAATGCAAGATTATCTAAATTGTGTCTTGAAAATATTGAAAGATACTCGGCTTTCTCAGCTTCTATCTCTGCGTTTACTCTGCTCATATTAAGTAAAGCTTGTCCTTGTTTTTCGAATGATTCTTTCATCGCCTCGAATGCGGCTTGTTGTTCAGCCACTGCACCTTCTAGTGCTATGTTATTAGATGCTAGTGTTTGGTTTTCTTGGTATAACCAATAACCGCCTAGTCCTAATACTAGTATAATACCAATCAATAATTGTTGCATTAATCTTGTTCCTCAATTTTATAATTTAATCCGTCTGCTCCCGCAAATTTCACCCTTCGGCCATGCTGGTCTATAAAGACCAAAATCTTTTCTTTTTCTGTGATTATTTTGGGGACGTTCTCAAAGACTTGGTCGTCTGCATCCCCATAGATGGCATTATAAGATACTGTTACTGTATGAAAAGTTTGAAACCATGATTTAATCCATATCCAAAGTCTGCGTAATGCATCAATTATCCCAATCAAGTATTTTTTCATAATCTAACCTATATAATTATCCGTACATCTTCGCGAAGGTTTTTAGGTTAAGAGTTTCAAATCCACCATTGTTATCTGTTACTCTGAATGCCAACTTACCTTTAAGTAATACAGGTTTAGCAGTATAAGTTCCTAGTTTACTTCCATTAGAACGTTTTAGCCCAGAAATTTCAGAACCGTATAAAGACAATCCTTTCATCTTTGGTGCTTTTGCTTCTTCTACACTTTCGTCAAACATACCTGAATCTTTCATCATTCTTAAAGCATCTTTCTTTGCTTTATCTGCGTTTTTAGAATTGATTTTCTCAACAGAT